CACCCCCTTTATTATGTCTTTGAATGTGTCAAACCCTTGTGGGTATAGCACCATTGCTATTCCGCCGCTATTATTGATTTGGCGAATATTCCGCTTCTGAAGCACAGATGGGGTTCCATTGGTGGCCTTCAGCTCTACTTCAAGGGCAATGCCCTTCACGGTGATCCGCATATCGGGAAGGCCGCTTTTCACATACCGGCTTCCACCCCAACGCTTTTCATAGAAGCCACAAGGCGGGGCGCTCATGCGGTCAACAGGTTCACCCAAGGGATATATCCCTTCAGATTCCAGCCACTTCTTCAAGCGGTTTTCAAAGTTTTTTTCACCGGCCACGGCTCACCCCTCCAACATTTGAATCAGGCTGTGAATACCTCTGACTTGGGTGAAACCCTGAATTTTTCCTGTTCCAGCGTAAAATTGGAACAGTTTATCATCAGACTTCCGCCAACAATGGAAGTGGCCTGTTTGCTCATTTTTCAGTTGGTATTCAATGCCGTGGGCTTCAAACTGTTGAATAGCATAGGCGATCCGGTCGGGGTTCTTTGCAACCCGTTCTGAATGAACCTGTTTGGCATGATCCTTCAGGGCATCCCATAATTCATCCCTTGCCATCGGCCCCACCGTCCTTCAGGGTGATCTTCACATAACCGGCCTTGGCGGTAGTCTTGGAACACTCGGAAGCAATGTCCGGGTATTTCTTCTTCAGCTTGGCGGAATCAATGCTGGTGGCATTGGTGGGCTTCACAAGGGTAAGGTTCAGAACATCGGATTCAAACTTATCCACGCCAAACTTCACCATTGCTTCATACAGCTTGGCCTTCATTTCCTTTTCCTGATCCTCAATGGCCTTCTTGTGGGCGGTCAGGGAAGCAATGGCGTTCAAGGTGGCAAGCTGGGTGTTCTTGAACTCCTGAAGGGCCGTTTCTTCATCGAAGGTGGCTTCTCCACAGGTGTTGTGATCCTCGGAACAAGAGTATTCACAGAAACCACGATCCGGGCAGAAATGACAACACCCATTGAACTTCTTCATAGGACATTCGTTGTTACATTTGATCATTTTTCTGGTTCTCCTTTCAGATAAACATTCAACTGCTTCAGGCCGAAGGCGGAAGCGGCTTCATGGTTGTCAAAATAAATGTCAATCTGGTTTTCACCGTATTTGTCAATCACCCATTGGGCGGGGCGATCCTGAACGATGTATTCACCCAAGCCTTCCACTTCCACCACGGTTCCCAAGGGAAGCGGGGAAGCACAGGAAACGCCGGCCTTCAGTTCCACACCAGCGGCACCATACACAATGCCGTTGGGCCGGTTCTTGGCCCATTCGCCGCAACACTTTTCACAGGAACAATAGGCGGTAATTCTGAAACTGCCCAACAGCACCGGTTCAGGTTCGGCGGGTTCTTCCACCAGCGGGGTTTCCACCGGCTCCAAGGTCACATCCGGGATCACGGCGGTAAGCTGATCCGGTTCAATGGGGGCATCCGGGGCCTTGCTGTTGACAGCAGAACAGCGCCCAAATACAAACCCCATTGCAAGGCCCATCAGAAGGGCCACAAGGAACATCCGCCTGAACCGCTGGTTAAGGGCTTTGCGGCGCTGTTGCCGCTTGCTCATACTTTCTGAATAGTTCATTTGACACACCTTCTATTTCGGTTTTGTTCTTCAGCGGTTGCCCATCGGCAGTTATCAGGGGAATAGCCCTTTTCATTGTCTATCCGATCAATACTTAATTCATCGGAATAACCGTGGGTAATTGCCCAATCATGGAAGGCTTGGAAATCGTTCTTCCATTCCGGGCAGACGGTAATTCCACGGGAACCGTAATACTTGAATTGCGGAGTATTGGGGTTGAAACAGCGGCTTTTCATATCCTCCCAAATCCCATATAGGCGGGAATGAATCATTCCGTGGGTAGAACGCAAGCCGTTCTTCAAGGCGGTTTTGTGAACGCATCCACAAGAAATCGTGTGGCCTGATCGTAAGTTCCAACCAAGAACCACGGTTTCATTGCCGCAATCGCAACGGCAAAGCCAAGCCGCTTGTTTGTTGGGGCTTTCTGCTCTGGAAAGAACCAACAGATTTCCAAAGCGTTTTCCGGTTAAATCAATCATCGTCTTTCACCTTCTTCATACTTGCGGAACAATTCATCCGTGTAATCTCTGCGCTGTTTTAAGGCTCCAAGAATATCTTCTTCAACCGTTCCCGGACAGATCATCAGGTAATAGAAACAGGGCCGTTCTTGCCCAAGGCGGTGAATACGCTTTTGGGATTGCTCCCACAATTCCGAACCTTGGGGAAGGCTGAAGTAAATGATTTTGTTGGCAAGCTGGAAGTTGCCGCCCATTGCACCGGCCTGATACTGAATGAAGGTAATGCTGTTGTGCTGGTATCGGTAAGCATCCAAGTTCTTTTCTTCACCGGAAAGAACAGACACAGGCCGGTTCAGGCCCTTGGCAATCCCCTTCAGACGTTCCATTTCTTCCGTGAAGTTATAGAACACGATCAAGCGATCTTCCGTGCTGTTCACCAAATCCCGGAAGGCTTCATAACGGGCCGGGTTGTATAGGCCGCAAAGCTGACGGGCATAAAGGCGGCGGGTCAAACTGGTATCGCCAATCAGTTCCCGTTCACAATGGGCATTGGAACCGTAGAAATCAGCATCCAGTTCAAATTCACCAAGGTTGGCGCTGTCAATCGCAACATAGCGATCATTCCAGAACTTCCAATAAAGGGGTGAAGGGCGGGTTTTGACCTTGATCCAGTTCCGTTTTGGAAGGCTGATTCCGGCCTGTTCGGTAGTCATGAAAACGGCCCCATGTTCGGCCAGCTTCATCTTCAGCCGGTCAACATTCTTATAGCCGGTAATCTGTTGCCGCCAAAATCCATCGGTTTCAACCCATTCCGTTTGAATGTACTGCTTCCAGAACAGTTCTTTTGAAATCTTCCACCCCAACAGTTGGCATTGGCTCCACAGGTTTTCATACTTGCCGCCCGTGGGGGTGCCTGACAGAAGGATCACATTATCCGGTTTCAGCCCAAGAATGAACTTTGACCGTTTGGCGTTCTCATTCTGGATCAGGGAACTTTCATCCAACATCAGCGTGAAGCCGGTCAGGGTTTTCAGCACATTCCGCCTGAAGGTCAGTTCGTAGTTGATCACGCCAATCATCAGGGTTGGAACTTCATGCTGAACCTGTTCAAAGAACCATTTGAAGGTTTTGGGGTTGGTCAGGTCGAATACACAATTCCGGGTGTAGTGGTCTTGAAAATGTTCAATCCAGTCTTGAACCTTTGAACATTGGCACACCACCAGATTGATCCGCTTGTCCAGCTTCATCATTTTTTCGGAACCAACAAAGGTTTTCCCAAGGCCCATATCAAGGTAATAGGCCACCCGGTTTTTCCCCTCGGTTTCATCAAGGGCCTGTTGTTGGTGCTGGAACAGGTTAATCATTGATCTGAATGGCATCACCCAAAACCTTTTTGGCGTGGGTGGTGGAACCGAACAGCTTCTTGACCACAGCGGCACAGAAACCGGAATAGTAGTCATAGGAATCCGCTTCCCCACAAGAAACAATGGTTTTGGTGTTGTCGGCCCACAGAATGATTGTCTTGGGGCCGCTGTAAATGACCTTCTTGATCTGCGGAAGGCCGGTCTGACGGGAACGGCGGGTGTGATTTGCAACGCCGAAGGTGGCGTTAAGATCAGCCTTGATATATTCCATCATGGCATCCGGCAGAGTACCCGCCGCAACCACCTTGGATTCAGAGAACCAAAACAGGCCCTTGGAACTTGCGTCATTCGTCTGCTGAAAAAGTTCCACGCCAACCTTCTTGTTCTGCGAAAAGTAATTCTTCACCTTGCCGATGTAGCCGGTGAACTTGCCGCTGTATTCCGCATCGGGCAAGATTTTAACGATCATACCGATCTGAAGCATATAAACCATCCTTTCATCGGTGAAGCCATTCACGGCGGATATACTGAATCGCCGTTTCAAAGCCTTCAGACATTTCAGCGGGGCAATCCGGGTTGTGCTGGGCGCTCCGCAACTGCTTAATTGCCTTCTTCAGTTCGCCACGGGTGGCGTTAGGCGTGTAGGGGGGGGAATCAGGCGCAACCACATAGATAATGGCGAAGAAGCAAATCATATCAATGTTGGTGGCGTTCCTGATCAAATCCAACAGTTCATCACGGGTGTTGTCCATCGTTGTTCCCCTTTCAGGCCGTAAGGCCGAAGAAGGAATTGAACTGATCAGCGCCCACATAATCACGGAACTTGGTGGGGTTGATGTAGTAATTCCAGCAAGCGCCAGTTCCGGGAACAGCGTTCCCGAAGGGAAGTAGGCCACGCTGAAGGCCGATTCTGACGAACTGATCAGATTTACCCATGCACCGAGCGGCTTCCTTCACGCTGATCTTCTTGATGGGCGGTTCCGCAACCGGGGCGGCTCCATAACCCATCAGGTAATCAAAGGAAACGCCGGTTGCATCGGCAAGGGCCTTGATACGGTCAGGGCCGGGGGTGTTCTTCCCGGAAAGGTATTGGCTGATAGCGGCCTTGGAAGCCCCGGCCTGTTCAGACAGGGCGGATTGGCTCATGTTGGCCTGTTCCATAGCGTTCTTCAAACGCTCTGCAAAGGTGGTCATTGTGCGTACTCCTTTCATTTTTCAAGATTTCCGTGTGTAAACACGGCGGACAGTAAGAAATAACATCCCGGCCAATGTCGGACAGCTTTTCGGGATAGGTCAGGGGAAACATTTCTCCACACTTCTTACAGCGAACTTGGCGGGTGATCATCATTGGCTTACCACCTTGAAATGACCGGGTTCCTTCATCGGTTCCACATCCACGGTGGAAACCAAAGCCCACCAATCGGCTTCCGGGTAAAGATTGCGGTCACTTCTCAAAATGGTTCGATCCTTGAAGTGAACGGCCTTCCAATCCTTGGTGTCAATCAACTTCATTGGTTATCACTCCTGTTCTTCAAAGGCCACTTCACATTCCCCACAGAGAACATGAACTTCCTTGGTGGCCCGGATGATGGTTCCGCAACAGGGGCAAACATACTTGCGGAAACTTGATCCCCCCCCCTTCCGGGAACCCTTCAGCGGATTGGTACGGGGCCGAACCAGACAGAACCCGGATTTGCCAAGGGATTTCACGAAGGCTTCAGCTTGCGGGTTCAGGGTGGTTTTGTGCCATCCGTACTTTTCGCCTTTCTCCACGGTCAGGCCGTGGGCTTCAGCGGTTTCTTTGAACTTCCGGTTGTGGTAAGAACCAGAACGGGAAGTGTCCTGAACATTGTCCTGAAGGTTCTGAAGGTGAACCATTTCATGAAGCAAGGTTCCACAGGTTTCTTCAAAGGGGCGGTTCAGGTATTCGGCACACAGGTTGATTTCGTAATAACCGCCTTCCTTGGTGCCGTCTTGCCACGCCTTCCAAGCGGTACACCACCCATAGGCCCCACGGGTATGATCCGGGGAAACGGTGATCACGGGCTTTTCCAGCTTCCCTTCAAAGAAGGCTTTGTTGAACTTTGAAAACAAGGTTTCAAGTTCATCAATGACCGGTTTCAAACTGACTTCATTCATAGTTCTTACTCCATTTGTAGACTTTTTGCCTACTTAACAGGCAAAAAAAATCGCCACTCGTTCTTCTTCCGTCAGGCCAAGAAGATCATACAAAGCCTGAATCTCATTGGCCCGAAATTCACTACGGTTATTGATCTTATTCAAAAGGCCCTGATAGGTAATTCCAATCTTCTTGGCAATAAACCGAAGTTTATAACCGGACTGGTCGATCTTCTCACGCAACAGCTCTGTGTTGGTCATACGGCAATCACCCCTTTCTTCAAAATCGGTAGGCATCTTGTCTACACTCACATACTACCACGATGTAGGAAGAATGTCAACATCTTTTTTGAAAAAGCTAAAAATATGTTGACAAGCCGCCAACAGCGCCGTATAATTAGTAACAGAAAGGGGGTCATTCACTTGTCCACAATAGGAAGCAGAATTCGCAATCGCCGGGAAGAACTTGGTTTATCCCAAGATGAACTTGGTAAAAGATTAGGGTACAAATCCCGTTCTTCAATAAATAAGATTGAACTTGATCAGCGTAACCTTACTCAATCTAAAATCAAGGCTATTGCTGACGCATTAGATACTACACCGGCCTATATCATGGGATGGAATGAACCAAATCAGAAACTTGACGCTGAAAAACTGAAGTTCTTTGATAATCTTTTTCCCATTGAAACCAAGCGTTTCCCGCTGTTGGGGGATATTGCTTGTGGCAAACCCATTGTTGCCAACGAAGAAAAGGAACTATATGTGGAAGCTGGGGCCGGTATTCAGGCTGACTTTTGCTTACGGGCAAGGGGTGATTCCATGATTGGGGCCAGAATCTATGATGGTGATATTGTGTTCATCCAGCAACAGGATATGGTTGATGATGGTGAAATTGCCGCCGTTATCATTGATGATGAAGCTACTTTGAAGCGGGTGAACTATTATCCTGAAAAGAACTTGCTGATTCTGAAGGCCGAAAACTCTAAATATGAAGATTTGATTTATACCGGTGAAGAACTGAACCATATCAGAATTCTTGGAAAAGCCGTAGCCTTCCAAAGCGATATTAGATAGAAGGTGATTCGGTGAAGAAGTTCTTGAAAGGCTTTGGAATCTTCTTTTTCAGTTTCGGGTTTATCGTCTACACAATCATGTTTTTTACAGAAGCGCCAGAACTCCGCCCCGTGTTCATCATAATGGATGTCATTATGGGGTTCTTCCTGTTCCTACTTCTGCGAAAAAGAAAGCCAAAACAGAAGGCCCCACCCAAAACAGAACCCACCGTTCAGGTTCATTCCAATCTGAACCCGGAACGGGCTATTAAATCCATGCCGGGGGCCTATACCGTAGCAGAAGCCAAAAACCATGTGCGGATTGTTCAAGATTGCTTGAACATCTTTGAAAAGACGAAGAACCTTGAAACATTCTTTTCCCGCTATGAATATGGTATGCAAATAGCCCTGACGGTGGATCAAGCGGCCAAGGCCGGGATCATCCCTTACACATCTGATCTTCCAGCTTCTTTCTTCAAGGCGGCTGATAGTCAGAAAGAACGGGTTTTGTTAGATTCCTATTCTGATCAGAAAGCCAAGATTGATGAACTGAAAACCGCAAAGGCCAAAGCCACCCATTGGAACCGGTATCTGAACACCCTGAAAGAATACGAAGATCAATATTCCATGAACCCTGATTCTGAATATCCTGAAGTTCTGGAACAGGTCAAAGGCGAACTTGCCAAACTCGATCTGTCCACATCCGTTCCGCCGTCCAATCCCTGAAAACACAGGAAAATCAAGGCTTTGGAACAGATGGTACAGATAAAACGCCGGTTCCCTATATACTCTTTTTCTTTTATATTTTTTTCTCTATTCTTTGAAGTAATATAGCATCTGTACCATCTGTTCCGTTCCTCAAAACCTCCACAGTTCAAGGCTTTTTGATGGAACAGATACGGAACAGATACAAAAAAAAATGACCGCCCCCGGTCTTGCACACCGGAAGCGGTCAGGCGAAACAAACCCTTTTGAAGTTAATGTTTCAAACGCCTTTGAACATTATATCACATGGGGTTTAGCTTTGCCATACCCAATTTTGAAAGTTCAGGTGATATAATGCGAAATCCAAACGGGTATGGAACGGTTGCAAAGCTATCAGGCCAACGCCGCCGCCCATACATTGTGAAGAAAACCATAGGTTGGAATGACAAAGGCCATCCCATCTATGACATTATCGGCTATGCTGAAACCCGTGAAGCCGGGAACATCATGCTTGCTGAATACAACCGTGATCCTTGGGATGTTGACCGGGCCAAAATCACCCTTCAACAGCTTTTTGACCTCTGGAAAGAAAAGAAGGCCCCGAAGCTGGGGGAATCCAACCGTTCTTCCCTCTGTTCAGCGTTCAAGCATTGTTCAGCGTATGTGAACAAACCTTACAAGCAACTGCGATCCTACCAAATGCAAGAAACCATTGATGGTTGTGGGAAAGGGTATAGCACCCAAGCGGCCATCAAGAACCTGTGGGGCCACCTTGACCGGTTCGCCCTTGAAATGGATATAATAAACCGGTGCTTCTCCGAGCTTCTGACTTCTGATCCAATACCGCCCACCAGCCGCCTTCCATTCACCAACGATGAAATCAAAACGGTGTGGGAACATCAGTCTGATCCTTGGGTTGATACTGTTTTGATCTTGCTATATTCCGGGTGGCGTATCTCTGAATTTTTGAACCTGAAACCTGAAGATATAGACTTGAAGGAAGGCACGATGAAGGGCGGCACCAAAACGAAAGCCGGTAAGAACCGCATTGTTCCCATCCATCCAAAGATCAGGCCCTTGATTGAACGGCGGCTTGCCGAAGGTGGCCCCCGGCTGATCAGCTACAACGGGAAGA